AGAGGAGATGCTCCCGTCTGGCAGCGGCTTGTCGCCCAAGTACCGCTCAAGAATCAGTCGAGTGATGAGCGGCTTCAACAACTTGGGCAGTTTGAGCATCTCGTCAATCATGATGACCTTGGGACGCGGGTCGTTGAAGTCGATGAGCGCAGTCGGATACTGCTCCATCGTCTTCGTCTCACGGTCTGGCATATACATTGTCAGATCGTTCTCACGCAGCGTACCGCCGTCGATGTAGACATACTCGCGCTTATCGTCGGGACACTTTTGTTTCGGCTTGCGCCACTTGTCGCCGTTGCGCTCGGCAAGCAACTTCAAGATGGATGTCTTGCCCTGTCCGGGGCTTGACTGGATGACGTACGTCACTGTCTCGCCAGTCAACTCAATGAGCCGTGCGGCTTCGTTGATGTCAACGGATGGGGTGATATTGATCGTCGCTGATTTAGACATGTGTAGTTCCTCGTGTTAATGATTCCACCCACGGGTGGAAAGTGTTATTGACCAAACCCAAACTTCGACAGAATGTCATCGACCTCCGCTTTCACATAGGCACGGGTCGAGTCGTTCTTCTTCAACTCGTCCATGTCTACGTTGATTAAGACACGCTCTAGATCATTGCGTATGGCATCCAAGCGAGAGTCGCCTGCAGGATTGAACTGCTTGAACGTGTCGCAGTACTGCAATGCTTTCTTGAGTGTTTCAGTATGCAAGCGACCGCGACTGACCTTGAGCGAACCGTCTTCACGCTCGACCACGTTCTCGCCGCACGTGTGTGATATCGACCGCATGACATCGACTAGTTGGTGGATTTGTTGGTTGAGCATGTTGTCGATGGTGGACTGGGCTTGCTTGTTGAAGTGATTGGTCAAGTCATCGGCAAGGTCGTGGGCAATCTGCACACGGAAGTCACCCTGCGGCACCTCTGCCGTATACAAAGTCATGGTGAACTTGTCGCGCAGTTCATCGGCAGTGGGGTAGTCCTCACGGCGAAACATCCCGTTGAGTTTGAACGCCATGTCGCTGACCTTGTTGGGATATGACTGTAAGAACGCTTCAAGCAACTCCTCGCGCTCTTTATCAAGTGCTTTGTACTCCTCCATGAACTGCGGCAGCGTCACGACAGGCAAAATGTTCCACTGCCCTGCCCATGGGAACGTGCGCCGCTTGACCCAGTTGCGTACGGTCTGGCGGTGGTTGACTAGTTTCTTGTGTTCCCGGTCACCGGCAAGCAAACGCTTGGCGAACTTGCCCGATTCAGAATCGGCGTTTTTCATTGTGGTGATCTCGTTGCTCACCTCGTCATCGGTCTGTACGCCAGTCCACACGGACGTTCGCACGTTGACCAACACCGCGCAGGTGGACAGGTCGATCAGACTCTTGGGCTTCGATAATTGAATAGACATTGTGTTACTCCTCGTTGTGATTCCACCCATGGGTGGAAAGCGTTGATGGACACTTCAGAATCTCAAACTCCCAGTATTTATAGTATACTAAAGGTTTACGTATAAGTCAAGCAACTAAAGAATGAAAGTTAGTCATGGCGAGCCAATCTTGCAGTACATAGAGCGCATCTTTGCTCCGTCCACCCACGTGCCACGTGGTCACGGCAGTGGCAGGGATGCCATGCTCCTCGCCGCAATACGGCACGCCCACCTTCCAGTCATAGATGGTTACGTCGATGTATCGATCAGCGTCGTAGTCGTGGAAGCGCAGAATCCACTCCGCTTGGGTTTTGTACTCGTCACCCGGCAGCGGCTTGCCAAACAAGCGCACAAGGTCGCCGTATCGGATATTGATCTGGCCTTGGAAAGATGTGCCAGACATTGCAGCGCAGTAGTCTTGGAACGCTTCGACTGATAACACTCGGTTGGTATTTGACATGATTACACCTCGTTGAAATGAAATTGGACATGTTGCTAGTTATCTGCTCAAAACGGATTCACTGGGCGGGGTTGGGGCGGCTCGTCCAGTGGCAGTTCCATCTGCTCCCATCGCTCGTTGAGTTCACGCGCAAAGAGGCGCATGGCCTCCTCACGGGCTTCGTACTCCATCTGCTCCGCTTGCCGTTGCCATGCGGCATCGCTGTCCTGCGCGACCCACCAGTCGGCAGGGATTTCGTTTGATCTGCTCATGTCACACCCCCAAGTCTTTGGCGTATTCATGCAACTCGCCTTCAGTCCAGTTCGAGCGCATTGATGAGTCATACGTCTTGTATCCGTGCCCGTAGAGCAAGATATTCCGCAACTCCGACAGATTCTGACCGCTCGCAAACATGTGGATTTGGAAGTCCACAATTGCCTTGATCAACTCGTCTCGGCTCATGTTTTCTATGCTCATCTCACTAGTCCTCCTTTGTTGTTGATACCCTTCAAGTCATCCAAGTCCGTGACCAAGATGTAGTTTGATTTGTGTAGCGGAACGATGCACCGCACGACTTTGCGAGACTGCGCTTCACCGCACTGCATACACAGGTGGATGCCAAGCGCCCATCGCCTAGCATCCACCGCTTCGCTACACCTCACACAATTCACTTTCCACCCATGGGTGGAAACGCTTGTTGAACTCGCCATAAGTTTGATCTCCCAGTATGGGAATAGTATAGCAAACATGGACGTATTAGTCAAGGGGTAAGAGAACGATAGTTCTGCAAGGGCGGTCGGGTTTGTTCCAGTTGTTCCAGTCTTGTTCCAGTTTTTTGTTTACGTATGCTACGGAATTTGAATTGCGGGTGTGGGGGTGGGGTAGTGTAAGTGATTGAATTTATTAGATAGATAGATAGAAAGTTTATATATATTAGTAAGAAGAAGTGAAAATAGGGGTGTTTGTTCCGTTGTTCCAGAGATTTCGTGAGGATGGGTTGGAAATTTTGTTTTGTTGACACACCGCGCTGCCAACTCTCTCGCGCCAAATTTTCCATGCTCTCCCCCGCCCTGTCCCGAAAATACTGGAACAGTGGAACAAACCCGTTTTTTCTTAATGAAATCAAGCACTTGCGTGTTCCAGTCGATTTTTGAAACTGGAACAAAACTGGAACAACGGCACAAAAACTGGAACAAAACCCCCAAAAAACTGATTAATTACGTAATTAATCATGTGAAAACCTTTCAGGCAATTCCACCCATGGGTGGAAAGTGCAGATAAAATTATGCCGTAATTCCTCAACGCAGAGTTTTGCTCAGCCACGCACGCGCAGCACGCTCACACAAACAAGGAACTGGCATCGAAGATGCCTCGGCTACGCTTCGCGTAGACGAAAAAAAGCCCCGCCCGGCAGAGCCGAGCGGGGCCAGTGAGTGGACGTTGTGTTAGTTCAGAGTCTTCAAGTAGGCCTCTACCTTGGCAAGGTATGCAGCCTCGGCAGACCGGACAACCTCCTCGGGCAGAGCCTCCGGGTTACCTTTGCCACGTTGCACAGTGTGCCGCTTGTCGATACCGGCCAACTGCTGCCGAGTCCATTTCAGCAGGGCAGTCGGAGTGCGTGGCGTACCGGGCAGTCCCTTCTCGCGTCGGGCAATCGTCTCGATATAGGTGTATCGATTCGATGCGTTAGTCTGCACAGCCTTACGCATTGCAGCCACCACCTTGTGACGGCCCGGTTCCTGCTGCTTCAACTGGCCGAGTTGGTGGGCCGTGATGGCCATGAAAACCTCGGCGTCGAACGTGACCACCTTTTTTGCGTCCGCCTTCCTGGCTTCGGCAGGTGTGATCATTTTGTAGGTGTCACCTTCCCGCAGGAAAAACCGCGCCGGGAATTTAGCGACGGCCCGATTAATGAGGCCCTTGCGGATGTCGGCCTCTTCTTGCTCGGTCACCTTCTCGGGAAAGGTAGGCACAATGCCTATAATTTCCCAAACGGCATCAATCAACTTATCGGCTGAGTCGTAAGCGTTCTCTGCAGTCTGAATCAGTTTAGCGTTTGACATGATGTAGTCTCCGATTGTGTGAACGGGTGCGACATTGCAGCCCGTGAGTTGCTTATAGGGTAACGCATTGCATGAATCAAATTCCACCTATGGGTGGAAAGCCTGTTAGGGCCGACCCCACCCACCCGGCACCCCCCGCGCAGGTTTGGGACTCCGGCCAGACCCCTATACCCCTGAATTCACACAAATCACCACACACTTTTCCCCAACTTGACCCCCCACCCCTGCTGTATAGAAACCCACCCCCTTGTTAATTTGGTACCATGCTGTTTTTATATATAGTTATATGGACATGGACGCATTTGTACCTGACATAGAAGAGGGCATACCTCTGCCAAGCAATGCGTTAGAGGCATTGCCGGACTTGACATCGACTGAAGAAATTGAAATGCGTGCCAGAACTATCAAGTTCTTTTCCGACTTGACTGGCGTAGCCATTGAACCTGACAGGGATCAGCAGTTGGTTGCGTCAGAATTGGCGCACCAGATGGTGCATGATCCTAAGATTAGGCATGACTTTGCCAAATACCCTAACGAAACCATAGCCTTCTTGGCTGGTCTGGTTGCCAAAACCAACCACGCCCTCGTTGAAGACTTGGCTACGCTTAAAAACTACGTCATAACGAACCTCGTTAAAGAGATTGAAACGACGAGTGACAGCAAACTTCGCGTGCAGGCGCTGAAAACGCTAGGCGAAGTGGACGGCATTGATGCCTTTAAGAAGCGTAGCGAGGTTACACACATCGTTAAGCCTATTGAAGAAGTCGAAAAGGAGTTGATGCAGGTACTAGAAGGCATCGAATACAGCGTTGTAGGCGATGAGAATGCAGCAGATCACGGCTGAGAACCTGCAAAAACTGCGGCTTGCCCTCCCAACAATGCCTGAAAAGGAGAAACGGCGCGTTGCCGAACTCCTAAAGACCTACCAAAGCCAGATAACTCAAAAATTAGGCAAGGATTCCTTCTTAGACTTCATCAGCCACGTGTATCCGGGCTACAAAGTAGGGCCACACCATCGAAAATTGGCTAGAATTTTCGAGGAAATTGCAGAAGGTAAGAAAAAACGGGTCATCGTCAACATTGCCCCCCGCCATGGCAAGTCAGAGATGATCAGTTACCTCGCTCCGGCGTGGTTTTTAGGCAAATACCCACAGAAAAAGGTCATCATGGCCTCACACACTGCCGATTTGGCGGTGAATTTCGGTCGCAGAGTGCGTAACTTGGTCGGTTCGGAGTCTTATCGTGACATTTTTCCAAACGTATCTCTGCAAGCCGACAGTAAAAGTGCTTCTCGTTGGGGTACGAATTTTAACGGCGAGTATTTCGCTATCGGCGTCGGTGGTGCTCTTGCTGGCCGTGGTGCCGATCTCTTTATTATCGATGACCCACACTCTGAACAGGAGGCTAAGCAGGGTCGAGCGGACGTATTTGAACCCGCATGGGAGTGGTTCCAGTCCGGCCCCGTTCAAAGGTTGATGCCGGGTGGTGCGATCATCGTCGTAATGACCCGTTGGTCTAAGCAAGACCTTACTGGGCGCATCGTTGACCACATGACCCGCGAGGAAGACGCGGAAGAATGGGAAGTGGTCGAGTTCCCAGCCATTTTGAACGATAGACCGCTCTGGCCTGAGTTCTGGGCTATTGAGGAACTGCTGGCCAAAAAGGCCAGTATGGACGTTCGGTACTGGCAAGCCCAGTACATGCAGGAGCCGACCTCGGAAGAGGGGGCGCTGATCAAGCGGGAATGGTGGCAGATGTGGGAGGCGGAGGAACCGCCCCCTTGCGAACATATCATTATGAGTCTTGACGCTGCCCAAGAGAAGACGAACCGGGCGGACTTCAATGCCTTGACCACATGGGGGGTCTTCTTCAACGAGGAGACCAAAAACTACAACGTTATCCTGCTCAACGCCATCAAGCAGCGTCTTGAGTTCCCCGAACTGAAAGCACTCGTCCTTGATGAGTACAAAAGTTGGCAACCGGACTCATTCATCGTGGAGAAGAAGTCTAACGGCGCGGCGCTCTACCAAGAGTTTAGGCGGATGGGCGTGCCCATATCTGAGTTCACGCCGGGTAAGGGGCAGGACAAGATTAGCCGTGTAAATGCCGTATCTGACCTGTTTTCTTCAGGTATAGTTTGGGCGCCTGACCGGCGTTGGGCGCATGAGGTTATTGAGGAATGTAATGATTTCCCCTCTGGCCGGAATGATGACTTGGTTGACGCTACCACTTTGGCTCTCATGAGATTCAGGCAGGGCGGGTTCCTTCGTTTGCCCAATGATGAGGCGGAACCGACGCGGTGGTTCAAGAGTCGTCGCGGTGCTGGGTACTATTAGGAGAATCTAAATGGCCGTCGATAAAAGTTTAATGCAGGCTCCGCAGGGTTTAGAAGCACTTGCTCCCCCTGAGCCGATTGAGATCATGATCGAAGACCCTGAGAGCGTATCCGTCGAGATCGACGGGCTAGTGGTACAACTGGCCAAGTCTGAGCCGCGTGCCGAGGACTTCGATGCCAACCTTGCAGACTTCATGTCCGAAGGTGAATTGCAGAGTCTTGCCTCTGATCTTTTAGGTCAGTACGAGCAAGACCTTTCAAGCCGCAAAGACTGGCTGGATACGTACGTCAAAGGCTTGAAGATTCTGGGTATCCGGTACGAAGAGCGTACTGAGCCTTGGCCCGGTGCCTGTGGTGTATACCACCCGCTCTTGATGGAGTCAGCCGTCAAGTTCCAGTCCGAGACCATCATGGAGACCTTCCCTGCCGCAGGGCCGGTCAAAGCCAAGATCGTTGGTAAGGAGACTCCAGAGAAGAAAGACTCGGCTGTGCGTGTCGCAGATGACATGAACTATCAATTGACTGAGGTGATGAAGGAGTACCGCCCAGAGCATGAGCGCATGTTGCTCAGCATGGCCTTGGCAGGTAACGCGTTCAAGAAGGTGTATTTCGATCCTGCGTTGGATCGTCAGACTGCGATCTATATCCCGGCTGAAGACATCATCGTGCCGTACGGCGCGGCGAACCTTGAGACGGCAGAGCGTGTTACGCACCGGATGCGTAAGACGAAGAACGAACTGATCAAACTGCAGTACGCAGGCTTCTACCGCGATATCGACTTGGGCGACCCGGTTCGCACGATGGACGAGGTGGAGAAGCAGAAGGCAGAAGATCAAGGCTTCTCAGCGACGATGGACGACCGGTTTCAGTTGCTTGAGATGCACGTGAACATCGACCTGCCGGGCTATCCTGATGTCGATAAGGACAACAACGAGACAGGCATTGCACTACCGTACGTAGTGACGATTGAAAAGGGGACGGGGACAGTTCTGGCGATACGCCGCAACTGGCGAGAAGATGACAAACTCAAATCAAAGCGGCAGCACTTTGTCCATTACGGATATATCCCCGGCTTTGGCTTTTATTATTTCGGACTTATCCACCTTATCGGCGGACACTCTAAAGCGGCAACCTCCCTGCTTCGCCAACTTATCGACGCAGGAACTCTTAGCAACCTTCCGGGTGGTCTCAAATCACGTGGTCTGCGTATCAAGGGAGACGACACCCCCATCGCCCCCGGCGAGTGGCGAGACGTAGATGTACCTTCGGGTGCGGTGCGGGACAACATCCTGCCGCTACCGTACAAAGAGCCGAGCCAGACCCTTGTCATGCTCATGGACAAGATGGTCGAGGATGGCCGTCGCTTCGCGGCGGTGTCTGATCTCAAGATCAGCGACATGTCCTCGCAGGCTCCGGTTGGCACCACCCTTGCCGTGCTTGAGCGCGTGCTCAAGGTCATGACGGCGGTTCAGGCTCGTATCTACTACACGATGAAGCAGGAGTTCAAACTCCTTGCGCTGATCATCCGTGACAACACGCCGGAGGAGTATTCGTACGAACCGGAGGTCGGAGATCGCAAAGCCAAAAAGGCTGACTACGATGATGTCGATGTCATTCCGGTCAGTGATCCGAACGCGGCCACAATGTCGCAGAAGATCGTGCAGTACCAAGCCGTGCTGCAGTTGTCGCAGAGTGCGCCAAACATCTATGACATGCAGTATCTGCACCGGCAGATGATCGAAACACTGGGCGTCAAGAACGCTGACAAGATCATCCCGCCCCCGGAGGACGCCAAGCCCAAAGACCCTGTGACCGAGAACATGGACATCATGAATGGCAAACCTGCCAAGGCGTTCATCCATCAGGATCACGAGGCGCACTTGCAGGTACACATGTCTGCGATGCAAGACCCGAAGATCATGCAGATCGTAGGGCAGAATCCGCAGGCGCAGGCCATCATGGGCGCGGCTCAGGCACACATCATGGAGCACGTGGCGTTCCAGTACCGCCGCGAGATAGAGAAACAATTGGGCGCTTCTCTGCCGCCACCGGAAGAGAACGGCCAGCCGACAGAATTGCCTGAAGCCGTTGAGGTTGAGATTTCACGCCTTGCCGCTCAAGCCGCAGCCAAACTGCTCCAGAAGGACATGCAGGAGGCGCAGCAACAGCAGGCCCAGCAGCAGGCGCAAGACCCCATCATTCAGATGCAGCAAATGGAGTTGCAACTTCGCCAGCAGGAACTGCAACTCAAGGCGCAGCAAATCCAGATGGAAGCGCAAAACAAACAGACCGAACTGCAACTTGAGGCTCAACTCAAGCAGGCGGAACTGCAACGTAAACAGCAAGAGATGCAAATCATGGCGGCGACGAAGGCGGATGAACTCGACCTTCGCAAGCAAGAGATCGCCAACAGGACGCAACTTGATGCTGCACGACTCGGTGTAGACGTTCAAAAGCACAAGACTTCGCTCTCTGCCAAGCAGCAAGAGGCGGGCGTGCGGATGGGCATCGACATCGCCAAAAGCAAAGACGCCGCGCAGCAGCGGCAGAAAAGCGCAAAGGAGTAATAAATGGGCTATTCAAACGCGCTGGAGTACTTGGACACCAAACTCCAAGACGAGCGCGCACTGATTGTAGAGACCTTGATCCAAGGCAATTTGGATGAGGGCGAATACAAAAGGTTATGCGGGGCGTTACAGGGTCTCGACCTCGCACGTAACCACATCAAAGACCTTGCAAAAAGGATGGAGGAAGAGTGAGCAGTATTAACGTAGAGAAAACTCAGGAAGAGGCCGCGAAGGCCAAACTCCTGCCTGAGCCGAAAGGCTATCGGATGTTGTGTGCAGTACCGCACGTAGAGGAGGAGTTTGAAGGCGGCATCATCAAGGCCGACAACACCATTCGTGCCGAGGAGCAGACAACCGTTGTCCTGTTCGTCGTCAAGATGGGTGACCTTTGCTATGCAGACAAGGAGCGTTTCCCCACCGGAGCATGGTGCAAGGAAGGCGACTTTGTTCTAACGCGTCCGTACTCGGGCACCCGCGTGGTCATCCACGGCAGGGAGTTCCGCATCATCAACGACGACACGGTGGAAGCGGTGGTTCAAGACCCCCGTGGCATCCGTCGCGCATAGGAGTAAAACATGGCTATTGAACGCGAAGAATTCAAATTTCCTGACGAGGTTTCGGAAGAAAAAACCGAGGCAAAACAGGAAATTGTAGACGAAATTGAAATTAAAATTGAAGATGACACCCCTCCAGAAGACCGAGGCAAGAAGCCCTTGCCCAAAGAGGTCGTAAACGAACTGGAGAGTGATGACCTTGAGGAGTACTCCGATAAGGTCAAGAAGCGCCTCGGCCAGATGAAAAAGGCGTGGCATGACGAGCGCCGTGAAAAGGAACGCGCTGCACGTGAGCGGGAGGAGACCTACCGCTTTGCCCAAACCCAGATGGAAGAGAATCGCCGTCTCAAGCAGCGTCTTGGGGTAGGCGAAAGAGCCTTTGTTAATGAGATGACTAAAGCGGCTAACACCGATTTAGGCGTTGCTAAAGATAAACTAAAGGCTGCTTATGAGTCGGGTGATGCCGAGCAGATCGCCGTCGCGCAGGAAATGCTGACTGATGCAAAACTCAAGTTGCAACAGTTCGCCCGCTTCCAGCCTGCTTTACAACAGCAGGACACAGGAGTACAAGTAAATCAACAGGTACCGACACCATCAGCGTATTCCCCTCCAGTTATCGACCAGAAGGCCGAAAATTGGAAACAAAAGAATACTTGGTTTGGTGTGGACGAGGAGATGACTGCCCTCGCGCTCGGCCTGCACGAAAAACTAGTCCGGGCTGGTGTTGATCCGCGTAGCGATGATTACTACCGCCGAGTTGACGAGACTATGAGGAAGCGGTACCCAGAAGCGTTTGACGACGAAGACGGGGACGCCCCTCAAACGAAGGAGGCTGAAAAGCCTGCTCGCACAAAGCCAGCCAATGTGGTTGCGCCAGTAACGCGGGGAACCGCGCCGCGTCAGGTACGCCTGACACCGACTCAAGTTGCTATCGCCAAGAAATTGGGTCTGAGCAACGAACAGTACGCAAAAGAACTTATGAAACTGGAGGCTAACTAAAATGGCTGAGAATAGACTCGCACGTGAACTCGAAAATCGAGAATCAGCGCAACGTAAAATGGCGTGGAAACCCCCACAGACGCTCCCTGAACCAGAGCCGCAGGATGGTTGGGTTTTCCGCTGGATACGCACCAGTATTATGGGTGTTGCTGACCCATCAAATACTTCCGCAAAATTTCGGGAAGGTTGGGAGCCTGTAAAGGCCGAAGACCAGCCGAAATTGATGATGCAAGCCGACCCGAATTCCCGGTTTAAGGGAAATATCGAAATCGGCGGGTTGTTGCTCTGCAAGGCACCGAAAGAGTTGATGGATCAACGCGATGCGTATTACGCAGAGCAGGCCAAGGCTCAGGTGCAATCTGTAGATAACAACTTTATGAGGCTGAACGATGAGCGTATGCCCCTCTTTACCGAGAGGAAAACTACGGTCTCGTTTGGCAAGGGCAAATAACTTTTTATCTTTGGAGTGATCAATGGCATATCCTACTGTTGACAAGCCATATGGCTTGAAGCCGATCAATTTGATCGGTGGGCAGGTGTTTGCCGGAGCAACTCGTCAACGTCGTATCGACTCCGCTGCTTCTAGCATTGGCTTCGGTGACCCGTTGAAGTTTGCGTCGGACGGCACTGTTGTAGTTTGCACGGAGACGACGGCGCCCCCGGACGCTGGCTTTGCCGGTGTGTTCTTGGGATGCACGTTCGTGTCCACTGTGACGGGTCAGCCGACCTTCTCGCAGGCTTGGATTTCGGGTACGGCGGTGAAGTCTGGTACGTACGTTACGGCGTATGTGGCTGATGATCCGAACACCCTGTTCAAGGCTGTGGGCGTATCGGCTTCGCTTGTGGTTTCGACTACAGGCGGTTTTGTGTACGGCGATATTGGTTCTAACGTTGCGTTGGTTGCCAATACGCTGAACACGACAACGAATGATTCGCAGCAAGGGCTGTTGACTTCCTCTGCGGCGGTCACGCGCTCGTTGCCGATGCGTATCATTGATGTTGTTGAAGACACGGCGTTTGTATCGAGTGGTACTACCTATTACCCCGAGGTAATCGTGAAGTTCAACGCTCCATACCTGACCAGCGTCTCGTTGATTGTGGGCGGTCACGCTTACAACACGCCGCTGGGTATTTAATAGGAGTTCTAAGAAATGGCTATTTCACGCGCACAACTTCTCAAGGAACTCCTTCCGGGTTTGAACGCCCTGTTTGGCCTTGAGTACAAAAACTATGGCGAAGAGCACAAGGAGATCTACGAAACTGAGACCTCCGAACGCTCGTTTGAAGAGGAGACCAAACTTTCTGGTTTCAGTGCTGCTCCGGTTAAGTCGGAAGGCGCTGCAATTGCGTATGACAACGCACAGGAAGCGTGGACTGCTCGCTACAGCCACGAGACGATTGCTCTCGGCTTCTCCATCACGGAAGAAGCGGTTGAAGACAACCTGTACGATTCGCTGTCCAAGCGATACACCAAGGCGCTCGCCCGAGCGATGGCGTACACGAAGCAGGTCAAGGCGGCTTCTGTCCTGAACAATGGCTTCTCGTCGTCCTACGTTGGTGGCGACGGTGTGGCTCTGTTCAGTGCAAATCACCCGCTTGTTTCTGGTGGCACCAACAGCAACCGTCTGACGGCTTCTGACCTCAACGAGACTTCGTTGGAAGCGGCTGTCATCCAGATTGCTGGTTGGACTGACGAGCGTGGACTGCTCATCGCGGCGAAACCCGGTAAACTCATCGTGCCCCCGCCGTTGATGTTCACTGCCAAGCGTCTCCTCGATACGGAACTCCGTGTTGCGACCGCTGACAACGACATCAACGCCCTCAAGGCGATGGGGTCGATTCCGGGCGGATATACGGTCAACCACTACCTGACGGACACGAACGCTTGGTTCTTGACGACCGACGTTCCGAACGGCATGAAGCACTTTGTCCGTACGCCGCTTCAGAACTCCATGGATGGTGATTTCGACACTGGAAACGTCCGGTATAAGAGCCGTGAGCGTTACTCGTTTGGATGGTCTGATCCGCTGGGTATGTTCGGTTCGCCCGGTTCGTCCTGATAAAACTGGATTGGGGGGGCTTCGGCCCCCCTTTCCTTTTTAGTTTTCTAGGTGTATATAGCGGTCATCGGGAAAAAATTTTGCTTACCAGACAGACCCGACTGACGACATGCAGACTGGTAGGCACAACTCGCATGTGAGGATTTGAAATGGCACGTACAACTTTCTCCGGCCCGGTTAAGTCTGACAACGGCTTTGAAGGCCCAATTGCTGGCGATTCCGCCGTCATCACCAACCTGCTTTGCACCACGCTCACGATTGGTAGCACTAAACTGACGACCGGTTCGGTGTCGGGCACGATATCGGTTCAGACCGGTCGTATTCCGGTTCTCATCGGCAGCACCACGCTCTACATCGGCCTGTACGCCAGTCTCGTCCCGTAAGATTTCGTGGGGGGCGTAAGCCCCCTTCATCCATTACAGGAGACTCAGGATGGGTATGCAAACAGATGTCCTTGCTAGTAAGGTCGCCACTTCTGCTGGCGACCTGCTGGATCAAAATAGCCTCGTTATCGGCCGTTCTCGCGTAAAGGCGATTTATATCGTTCCTGATTCGGGTGCAGGCACTGTCACGTTTCGTGACGGCGGTGCAAGCGGCCCGGTCAAAATCGTATTGAACACCAAAGCAAGTTCTACTTCAGCGGATTACACCCTGCTGCCGGGCGAAGGCTTGCTTTTCCAGACCAGCATCTACATCGTCCCGTCAGCCGTAGTTTCGACATTGGTTGTTTATGGCTAAGTCCCCTGCTTGGCAGCGCAAGGAAGGGAAAAATCCGGCTGGCGGTTTGAACGCCAAGGGCAGGGCTTCTTACAACCGTGCCAATCCGGGTAAGCCGGGGCTGAAGCGTCCTCAACCGGAAGGTGGGCCTCGCAAGAAGTCATTCTGTGCCCGTATGACAGGCATGAAGAAGAAATTGACGAGTGCCAAGACGGCAAACGACCCGAACAGCCGGATCAACAAATCGTTGAGGGCTTGGAACTGCTGAGATGCCCAGCAAATCCGCAAAACAGCATCGATTGATGGCGATGGTTGCTAACGACCCCAAAGCAGCCAAACGTCTGGGCATTCCTCAATCTGTGGGTCGTGATTACGTCAAGGCCGATAAAGGCCACAAATTCGGTTCTGGAGGATTTATGAAAGAGTCAAAGGCTATGATGCGTAAAGAAGTGTCCTTCATGAAAAAGAAGGGTGCTCCGAAGTCCATGATCAAGCACGAAGAGGCTGAAATGGAAGGCAAGAAGATGCCAAAGTTCGCGGCTGGCGGCATGGGCCTGCAGAAGCGGCAGTTTGGTACTGGCCCCGGCCTGAAGCCGATGCCGAAGCATATTGGCAAAGCAATAACTGACCGTGGTAAGGCTATTATGGCTCGCCCCACGCCGAAGTTCGCGGCTGGCGGTAAAACCCCGTATGTTCCGGGTGCGGCGATGGCGCGTCTTCAATCTAAAATTGATGCTGCTAATGCTCGGCGGGATGCTTTCCGTCAAGCCAACTCGGTCGAGGCTCGTGCGGCTGCTCAACGTGCTGCTCGTGCTGCTCCTCCTCCGACTCCCCCCGCTAAGCCTTCTGGTATTGGCTCTATGCCGGGCGCGTCGGGAGGACAGGCTAATGCTCAATTGGAAGCACTGAGAAATAGAGCCTCTGCAGCCCCGTCAGGCGGTATGGGTGGAGCCGGTGGTACGCAGGCTATGATGCGTAAGGGCGGTTCGGTGTTCCGCAAGGCTGCTGATGGCGTTGCTCACAAGGGCAAGACCAAGGGCACGACGGTCAAGATGCGCGAGGGCGGCTCGGTGTTTCGCAAGTCTGCCGATGGCATCGCCAGCAAGGGCAAGACCAAGGGCACGATGGTCAGAATGATGATGGGCGGTAAGTGCTAATGAACCAAGCGCCTAAAGGCCCGCAGGGGCCACGTAAATACGTTACCCGAGAGGAGCGTATTCGGCGTGAGCAGGAGCGGAAGGACAAAGAGGCTGAAATGGAGCGCAAAATGCGCGAAGCGTATGAGCGCGTTCAGTCTGAAAGCGTGGCTGGCATGAAGGCGGGCGGTATGCCCGACCTCACTGGCGATGGCAAGGTCACCCGTGCTGATGTCCTCAAGGGGCGTGGCGTCTTTAAGAGTGGCGGGAGCGTCAAGAAGTTTGGCCCCCGTTACGGCTTTAAGCGTTTCGCTCAAGGCGGTTCTGCTTCCAAGCGTGCTGATGGTTGCGCGATGAAGGGCAAGACCCGAGGGAAGTTTGTCTAATGCTACCGTCCCGAGGCATGGGTGATATCAATCCCAAAAAAGTCCCCCGAGCAAAACGGCGGGGGGACGAAAAGCCCGTAATTGGGACTGGGAGACCGATAAAAACCTACGCCAAGGGAGGCGAGAGCCGCGTGAACGAGGCGGGAAATTATACCAAGCCCGGTATGCGTAAGCGGCTCTTTGAATCAATCAAGGGCCGGGCCGTGCAGGGTACTGCAGCGGGGCAGTGGAGCGCAAGAAAGGCGCAGTTGCTGGCAAAGCAGTACAAGGCCAAAGGTGGCGGGTATAGCGGATGAAGGCTCCTCAACAGTCCCTTAAAGCGTGGACGCAGCAGAAGTGGAGAACGAAGAGTGGTAAACGATCTTCTGACACGGGCGAAAGGTATCTACCAGAGGCTGCGATCAAGGCTCTCTCGCCTTCGGAGTATGCCCGTACCACCGCAGCCAAACGTAAGGGTAAAGCCCAAGGCAAGCAGTTCGTCTCGCAGCCCAAGGGTGTTAAAGAGAAAGTAAAGCCGTACAGACGGCGAGGGATGTAAATGGCCGACAAAACTACAGCCACAACCGAGTTCAACCTTGATCTTAATACGATCATTGAGGAGGCTTTTGAGCGTTGTGGGGCTGAGTTGCGTACGGGCTATGACTTCCGTACCTCTAAGCGCAGCCTTGCCTTGTTGTTCATGGACTGGGCGAACCGGGGTATTAACCTTTGGACGCTTGAGACGGGTACGCAGACCCTAACCTACAACCAAGGCACGTATGACCTTCCTGTCGATACGGTTGACCTGCTTGACCATGTGATCCGCACAGGCACGGGAACAAATCAACAGGACATCAACATCTCGCGTATCTCCTCTTCGACCTACCTGTCCATCCCAAACAAGAACGCGACGGGTCGCCCCATCCAGATCTGGATCAATCGGCGTACTGGAGCCACGGGTGCTGATAACGTCATCGTGTACCCGCAGTACACGGTATGGCCGAAGCCTGATAACACGACCACTTGGACGCTCGTCTACACGCGCCTTGTGCGGATGTTTGATCCCGGTGTGGGTTCTAACGGTCAGGATATCCCGTTTCGGTTTATGCCCTGCTTGGTAGCGGGGTTAGCCTACATGCTCTCCATGAAGATTCCGGGTGCAGATGT